CTCGTGCTTGGTTACCAGGGCTTCGAACTCGGCCATGGAGGTCCCAGGTGCGGGCCTGTCGCTACCCATCGGATGATAGAGCAGCTTGCCTGCCTCGGCCTTCATGGCGCTGGCGGACTTCAGAGTCTTGAGGATGGTCTTGCGGGCCTCGGTCGGCAGAGCCTCCAGGCTCTTCAGGATCTCAGCACCCTCTTCAGGAGTCCCCAGGCCGGAGAAATCGGACTTGGCTATCTGCTCATACTCCTTCTTGCGGAGGATAGAGCGCAGCTCCTCGTTCTCCTTGCGGATCGGTTCGACTGCTTTCTGGACGATATCCAGCAGCTCAGCCTTGCTGACCAGAGCCCTTGCTCCGGCCTTGTCAGCCCTAGCGGGCTTGGTCTTTGTCATCGGTACACTTCCATTAGCTGATTTATATAATAAGAAACGCTTCCCATTAGCGGCTTTACCGACTAACGAGACTTCGTCTAGTTCGAGATCAGTCAACTCATTTGGCAATAGAATCACCTCGGGTCATCAAGAAAAGATTTCAGAAGGGGGTGCGTGTGCCGGTTCCCGCAATCGAGAAACCTGTTATGTCGCCCTTCTTCACTGCCTGCCAGAGATCGTTATCATGGATCTTTACGGCCATCACCCAGCTTCCGGACTTGACCACCTGGCCGTTGCACTTGAAGTCAGTTGGAGCGATGTAGCTCTCGATGATGGAAGCTTTGGCCACACCAGAATGCTCTTTGCCGATCCGCTGGCTGGTCTGCATGAACTTGTGACAGGCCGCGCGGATCTCGGACTTGCTCAGGCGGTCACCCTGCAGGTCTATGACATTGGGCTCGCTGACGACTCCATAAACGATCTGCTGATCGCTGCCCTTGGCGACGATGATAGGCACCCGGTAGGACTTCATGACCTTGCTTACTTCGTCCTCGTCTTCCTCTTCGTCCTCGTCTTCCTTCAGGAACTCGGGGAGGTCTTCATCCTCTTCATCTTCGTCCTCACCGGGCTCTTCGTCCTCGGCCTTCTCTGCCTCATGCTCTGCCAGGACTTCCCGGATGTCGTCTATGAGGTCACTGGTAGCCTCTTCTTCGGGCTCGGTTTCATCACCGAAAAGATCCTCTTCAGATATGCCGTCGTCTGGGTCAGCATCGGCCTCGATCTGCTCTTCTTCGCCTTCATCGGGGTCTGGTGTGTCCTCGGGCTCAGGCTCGTCTGATCCGCCCTCGTCATGCATCTCAAGCCACTGCTCAAGTGCTGCCTTGTGCTTGGATTCGTCTTGTTTGATGGCTTCGGCCATTTCTTTGAGCTGTGGATCGGTCGCCATCTCGATCAGCTGGTCGATTTCATCTATGCCTTCGCCTTCACCGGCCAGTATGGCGCGAACGCGATCTAAATCGGAGCCTTTCTCCAGCTCCTCGTCTTCTATATATTCTTCTTCATCCATAGAATTACCTTCTAATCGGGGAACGTGGATGTCTCCGAGATCGATACCTTTGTTAATCATAAAAATCAGACTTTGCTGTATATTGCACCTTCAACCATCCGCAAAGCTTTATCGTACTTTTTGCCTTCGGGGTATGCGGGATTGTTGACTTTGGGGTGCTTTTGCAGCGCGGCTTGCATGCTACGTAGCTTGCCCAGAGGCAGTTCTTTTAGCTCTTTGAGCTTGAGCTTGGTTGCCTGATCTGCTAAGGATACTTTGGCTTTCGGCTTCTCCTCCGCTGTCGGCTTCTCGGGCTGCTGGGGCTTTACCTCCGGCGGTCGCTTCTCAGGATGCGCCCTATAATATTCTTCCAAGACAGCGGCACCGTCGAATGTTTTTGGTGGTTTGTTTGTGTGTGCCGATATATTGTGGTTCTTTGGAATGGATCGGTTGGATGCTATCGCATCTGCGAGTGTCGGATATAGCTCATCTGCTTTCGGGCCTCCTGGGTGGGCCGCTATATCAGTTAGGGCATCCTCTTTACTGCCGGGATAGTAATTAGTGCGGCGGGTGTTGTTGTATATATCGGGATACCACCCACTCTTTCCATCGTGTGTCTGCACGTGTATAAAATTCTCGACATTCGGCACGGTTATGTATCCAGCATCCTCGCTATGGGCGTGCTCACCAGACGGCGAGTCCTCACCACCTGAGAAGCGGGTGCGTTTGGTAGGGACTTTTGTATCATAAGATACTGATACCGATCCTGTGATGAGTGCTTTATCTTTTGGAACGCCGCCCATATCCACGTGGGGCGGGTTCTTGATGCTGTTCGGCCCCTGCTGCGCTGGCTTTTTTTCATTCTCAGAAGGTTTCTTAGACGTGTTCAGCCACCCGATCTTATCCAGAGCACTCCCGCCAGATAGGAGAGACTGGATTGCTCCGCCTACCCTGGCCTGTGATGCGGCTTCCTCCCTCCGTTCCATCTTGCGCCGGGTCTTGGAGGGCTTCTTGGGCTTCGATGAGCCACCGCTACCGGACCCGAACTGGCCGTTATCGGCTCGTGGGTGCTTCGATTCGTCCCAATCGCCCGCTTTCTTGAGTCGGTGATTGGTGCCGCCGAGAAATATAGAGCCGTCCGGGGTTACGTGGTGCCGCCTAGCCTCTTCGAACCAATCAAGATTCCGGAGGATAGACTTGAGGATGGGTATGCGCATGATCATGATTTTACCTCAGCAGTATCTTTCGGCTTCGCGGCCCATCTCTTTCAGAGCCTGCCAGTCATCCATCAGCATCCAGGCCCGTTCTCTCATCGAGCGGCGCTCAGATAGCGCCTCCTCGGTAATGTCCTGTTCCAGAGTATCGATCTTCATTTATATCTTCCAAAAAGTGAATGCAATGAGGATGAAAGACGTTCGCGTCTCTTGCGTCTTGCAGTGAAGGATAATTAGGATTGTTGCCAGATATGCTGACGATCTTGCCGGCCCACTGCCTGCAAGCACCGCAGCTGTTGACCCGTACCTCCCGCGATATCATGGCCAGGTCGTTGCCCTTCTGGTGCATGGAGTTCTCGACTCCGGTGTTGAAGACGTTCCGGGCTGCTGTTATCGCCACCATCTGAATGTAATCTGCGATCCCCAGCTCTTTGCCGTCTATCGTCTTGTGGCCTATGATCCTGCCTTTCAGACCGGAATAGTCCACCTTCTTGCTAGCCAGCGCTGCCTGTGCCCGTCTCTTCTCCGATTCGGCTATGACCTCTTCTATGTGTCTGGAGAGCTGAGCATCCACTTCCCGGAAGCGGTTCATCTCCTGAGTGGCCATCGCCTGAGCAGCCTTGGCATGAGGCCCCTGGAGTGATCCTGCCCGAGATCCTGCCATATAAAGACCAGGTATAGATGTGCCCAGCCAGGAGGCCGCATTCACCAACAGCTCTCTCCGGATCCGGCCTGTGAGGGCCCTCAGCCTGTCCGGGTTATCGAGGTTGCTGTCGATGGCCGCCTTGATGGCCTTCTCGCCTCGCTTGTAGAGCAGAGCGATGATAGCGGCGGTCTCCTTGATCCTTTTACGGGGGTCCTCTTCTTTGGACTTGCTCTTCACCGCCTTCTCGATCTCTGACTGAGGGAGCTGAGACAGAAGGAAGGACTCGGGCCGGCCTGCAGCACGCCAGAGCTTGTGCCGCAAGTCTGGCAGGTCATAGCCCAGAGCTCGAGCTCTGCGCCAGAATGTGGGGGTGAGCAGGTCGTATCTGGCTTGATCGGTGAGGTCCCCATCCGACAAGTAGCCGGTTGCTCGGATCAGAGAGAGAAGTTCGGAGTTCATATCCCTACTGGCATTATGCACCTGGCAAGATCTGAATTGAAGAAGGAAAGCCACTCCATTCTACACATCTCTGCCATTGGGCTGCTCTCGTGTGCCTGGTCGCCCTCATCGCTTCCCATTGTAAGCATGATATCCCCTCGAAGATTTCTGAATAGTGCTCTATGACTGCCGGATCGGGACTGTAGAGCGGCATGTAATATGCTGTGATGGTATCGAACAGGCTCATGCTGGCGTCCCACCCAATATCGCGTCTATTGCGCTCTTACCATCCAGCAGGCTTGCTATGGGGCTGTCGCCATGCTCTTGCAGAG